CATACTAATTCACCTTTAGTATTTTTTATAGATAAACCTTTTTCATCAAATATATCTACATCCATACCCAATCCTCTATTTTGAATTTCACCCGCATGAACAGATTGAAATAAATTCCCTAGAACAAAACAAGACACAATATCAGTTCCGCCCGAAATAGAAGCTAAATGAACATCTTTTTTAATATTATTATAAATAACTTCAATCCTCTTATTTTTAATTATAGTATGATTAAAGTCTATACTCTCTAAGGCTGTTATATACGCATACAAAGTAAGCGCCTTCTCATCTAGTGCAGAGCAAGCGCTCAGATCACCAGACGTACCAGACCCTTTTACAGCGTCGTATCTATATATAGCCAGTTGCTCGTAGCCCCTATCTATTGCTGTGAATATTTCTGTTATTGTTAACATAGTGAGTTTAATGAATTAATACCAGTACTACAGCACATACCTCGGCTTGATTCTATAATAGATTGTGCTTTATCAAATAAGCCATTTTCAAACATAACGTATGCTGCTACTCTGTTTAAGGTTAGTTGTTGCCAGTCCATAAGTTGGCACCCTATGTCGCAATTACAGGCTGCTTCTACTACCTCATCTATTATAGCCTGTCTAATCTCCTCTAGTACAAGTACTTGTGAGTGTAGGTATACATTATTAGATTGTGGTGATATTCCTGTAGCCTCATTTAAACTAAATAGGATCTCCTCGTAGTCTGTGTTAGATACCTGATGTACGCTAGTTCCTCCTTCTACTATAATAGTAGCGCCGTGCTCGGCATTCCTATAGGTACCATCATCAGACGCCTTAAATATAAATCCATTACTTCCGTAGAAAGAGTCCTTAAATACTCTATCTCCATCTACAAGAGATCTAAATAGTATATTAGTATATGAGTACCATCCATCTAGGAATATACGTGATGCTTCCATATTAGGTAAGGCTGATACATGCGTTGGAAATGATCTACGTGATGTTACGATATAATCTTTGCTATATTTAGAAAGAGGCCCGTGGGACATTCTAGTATCAGCATAATTAAGTACATCGATAGATCCGTTATACATTTTTATATCTAGCATCATATCTTTGAACGTATCTGCATTACCGTCCCTAACAACCTCATACATATCATTAGGCGAGTATTGTAATACAGGAACATTATTTACATCAAAAACACCGCTATCATCAGCTACTACCGTAGAGAACAACCTGTTAGGTGCTCCTGAGGATCCGTTGTATGTTAGAAATGTGAGGTACGTAGTCTCGTTAATACTTGGAATAGACGCGTATCGTATGTTATTAGTAGAAAAGTTAAGTATCTTATTTTCTTCTGTACCAGTAAACCATGCTGATAGAGCACTTGTATCTGGATGATTTTTGAACAAGTCTTCTGACAGTTCTCCGTGAGTGTCAAATATATTTATATTCTTAATGTTCATGTATCTTATATTAAATTGTTATTTACTTCAGTTTCTTTTCCTGTACTAAATAGTAGTTGCTCTTTCTCAAGATCTACCACGTCCTTCTTAAGTACTATCTCTTTATCTGCTATTTTATTATCTTTTCTATTTTGAGCTTCCTTAATATCTAACTCCCTAGTTTTTATAAGTTTCTCATTCTCAACCTTTTGCTTATCGATCTCAATACGCTCCTTAGCTGCCTCCTGGTTATTATTATTTAACCTCTCTATTTCTGCCTCAAGTTGTTGAATCTGCTTGGTAGCCTCCTCTAACTGCTGCTGTAATTGACCCATATTCTGTGTCTCTTCTTTCTTGGCTGCTATAGCTTTAGTAAGTATATACTCTATCTCATGAATAGACTTCTTATTAATTATCTTAACAAGTACATCTGCATCTATTAATCCTGCAGCTGCAAATTCTTTTGCCATACCTAGGATCTTCACAAGCTTAGCGCTTTCTATTCCTGCTGATATAACTGTTACTTTATAATCTGTAGTAGAGAAATTACCTGGCTTGAGTAGAAATGGTAACAGTGCTGCCCCATTCTTATATACTCCCTTAATAGGCTTTTTCCTGTATGCATACTTATAGTTATCTAGTGTACCTTGAACTGCTCTGGACATACATCTATCTATATCTCTGAACATACGTAAGTTAAGTATCGATACTTGATTTAGTCCTACTCTTACATTCTCTACGGCGTCTCTCTCTTCTATAATACCTAATATCTGTCGCGGTACGCCACTTACTATATCTGCTTGCAACATAAGAGATTCTAGTATTGCATTTATAGAATTGATAGTATCTCCTTTAACAGAAGAACTAAACTCCCCATAGTGCTGAAACAGCTGGGCCCCTTCTTCTGTAGGATCTATAAGTTCAATACCCTGCTTACGAAGAGTAATCCACTTGGTCAGCCTGTCCATAAATTTCTTACCAAGAGCTTTTGGAATAGCTGCAGTGTTTACTCTCGAACCACTTACTCCGGAGTGCGCTATTGCATTATTTCTAAAGAACATTATAATATCATACAGATCCTGTAACTCTCTCATAGAGTTCACTAGAGAGTGTATAATACCGTTTCTACCTGCATTTATAAGTCCCTTATATGATAGAGAAGTCTTCCATGGCTCGTCCTTTGTTCGAGGCGCTTCATTACATCTGCGACCTCCAATATAAATATCTGGACCTACTCTGTATACTTCGTATCTATCCTCTCTATAAACATGTCCACCTTTACCGTCTGATATCTTAGACGACGCAAGCCACTCAACATGAAATAGATCCACAAGCTCTGTGTTAAGGGCTCCAATACTCTCGTCTGACCATCCTGTTTTAAGAGGCATACTATCCATCTCAAATAGGTTATCAGATTCCATTATAGTATTAGCGTCCTTTGCACCTACTTGTATGTTATATGTAGACAATGAAGAATAAGAAGAGAACAACTCCTCCGCTTCTTTCTTTGTTATTTTATTACCTAATTCTTTTAATATATGATGAGGCGATACTCTTTTCCTATTTACTACAACACTCGCTCTCTTTAAATCTCTGTCTCTTCGCGGTCTGTTAGTATATACTTCTTCAGGTAGGGCTATCTCCATCTTTGGATCTTTCCCCTCACCTAGGTATAACTCTCTAACGTAAGCTTCTCCTGTAATGAAAAAGTCTTCCGCCGCATCTTTTTTAATATTAGCTAGATCTATTTCAGCATCTGTCTCTATAAGATTTATTATATGCTGCGCTGCTTGCTCGTAGGACGATAAGAAATCACTTGAGTATTTAGTAATAAGATCCTTAAAAAATATCTTATTCTCTTCTGATATACCCTCTGGTTTCTTTTCTTGAGCTGGCTCATTACCCTTTGCCTGTTGTTGTTGCTCGCTAGCTGCCGCATTATCAGACTGTTGTAATGCTTTATCAAACTTATGAGCTAGATCTTTAATTATAGCCGACGCCTTCTCTTTCTTTGCGCCTTCAATAGTTTCCTTATCTGTGTAATGAACATTAAATGTAGGCTCACTTAATAATGTCAAACCAACTAAAGCGTCAACTCTAGGCTTGATAATATTAGTAAATCCTAGATCTATAGGGTTTTGCATACCATAGATATCCTCTAGGTACTGGAAATCATCCTCATCTCGAATCCCTGAATAATAGTTTCTGGCTGATTCAATATGAGCCTTACGTCCCAATGTAGCGCCTATGTAAAGCTTCGCTATATTTTTAAAATAGTCGGGACTATCCTTCTGCTTGGCAGTAGTATATACCTCCTTTTTTACCCCTAAATACTCTTCATTTAAATCATTCATACTCAAAATAATATTGTCGTTTATATAATACTATAAAATTTCCACTTCTATAGTCTTATGAGGAACTATCCACCCATTGGAATGGTTGCTGGCGCTTCGTCATCTCATCCACCTCTTCTTCAGCTATAGACTTTATCTCTTCGGGAGCTGTTGGTACAGTACCCCATCGCTTCCTACCACTCCTATCTTTATAGAAACCAAACTCTGCTATATCTCTGGAGGCTGATCCACTGTGATCTGCTGGCTTTCCTAGGTAGTCTTCATCTGCTAACTCCGCTAATCCACAAGCTACCACAAAGTCAAATCGAGTTCTATTCTCTGCAGAATACTCTTGAGACTGAAGTAACACAGGCGGGTACAATATCTGATAATAATAATCTTCTATGTAATCAGCCCACTTCTGGTCCTGGTGCGCTATAACTGCTTGAGTAGCAGGCGTTCCCACTAACTGACTAGCTTTTATACCGCTAATATTTGATCCAATAGCAATAGACGGGCGCTGTAAGAATCTCCAAAACTGACCTCTCTCCCTAAAGTGCGAGATGATATTAATTTTAGTATATTCTAAATTGACCCTAGCATTATAATACATGCTAAGCTTTAGTATATTTTCATAGTCCCACCTAACATCATCTGACCTCTCGTTATAAAAAGCCACATATAAATTACTGGTACTACTAAATAAGTTATTACTTACCCTCTTCTTGACGGCAGCTGCTAATTTAGATCCCTCAACTAAAGAGTCTTTCTTACCCTGGTCAATACTATCGACACCCATCACGTAGAGTTTATTAAATATCTCGCCCTCTGAATCCTTATCAGGGGGTTCTACAATAATTATCTTCCCTTCAGGGTGCTCATTAAACTCAACTCCCTTAACATTACCGTCAGGATCCATAATATATGTTAACTTACCAACTTTCCACGGCTTTTCTGTAGCTATTTTTAGTTTAGTAAGCTGCTCTGCTATCTTATCCTGGTTAAATATGTTTGTACCACGAATGATAAACACCTCATCTAGCGTAATAGGGAATTCCTGTAGTTCCTGAATGTACGCAACAGGGTCAGATTCAAGATCTTTTCTATGATTTACAATAAGAGTCAACGCTAAATCAACGTTTGGCGTTCCATAACTCTCCCAAGTACCCCCATATTTAAGGTGAGACGGTATAAATAAACTAGTAGGTCTTCCCCACTCGTTAACTTCTAGTAGATTAAAACCTTTAGGGTTTGTAAATACATCTTCAGCATCCTTATTATCCACAGATCCACCTGTTCCTGTGTATATTACAAAGGCTTTTTTATAAGATCCCATCACAATCCACGATCCTTTTGACTGCCCTATAACGTTTTTAAGCGATCCTTTTGACGGATGTGAAGGAAATGATGCAAACTCCTCTACGTGCTGTAGGTGAGGACGTCTACCCCTTGTTTTGTTGGCATTATCACCATATACAATCCTCCTAAAATCATTAAGAGACCCACGCTTACGTAAATCTCCATTTTTATCATAATATTCTTCACCCGCAAGTAATCTTTTATTACTCTTAAGTATAGTTTTCTGTGAGAACCCAGGATACTCTTTCTCTATAAGATCTATAGTATCCATCGTCTTATCCCACGCTTCTTCAACAATAGGCTCTGATGTAGCAGAAATTATAATCTCTTGTCCATCAGCTACGATATAATACCACGATTCAATAGACGTTGTGATAAAGGACTTACCAATACCCCGTCCAGACATAAATGCAACATACTTCCGTTGCTTATATCCTTTCCACATGATATCAAAGATATATCTATCTATAGTAGAGTACAAAGGTCTTCCAATCTCTGACCCTGCAAGCATGTTACCTTTCTTATCATACAAAGGGATCTCAAACATAAATACAGTAAGCCAAAATACAAACATCGGGTTATAATACTCTTTCCCAACATATACGCCTTCTGTTATCGCCTTAGTAAGCTTCCTGTAGTACAGCTGCATCTCGTAACTCTGCGGGTGCACGTTAGGCTTATCTCTTAATTCAATTAGCTTTTTAGGTAAAGGTCTGTAAACCAAGTAGTCAGAGAGCTTAACCTCCTCATCTCCTGATACTACTCCTTTTATATGTTCAGAAGTCTGGCTAACATCCCACGTACCATTAAAGTAACGTCCGTCATCATCCTGTGTAAGAAATGGAACTTTCGCCTTATCAAATCTATTATACTCTATTCTAGAATTAAACCTCATCTTTTTACTTTAAGTTACCCATTTCTCTAAAACTAGTTGTTCCACCACCTTTAGTCCTACCTTTCGCCTCCTGTCTAAGTATAGTATTCTGTAGGATAGTCTTACTCTTCATGATAGTTTCAATCTTAGTAAACAGATTAAGTATTATCGTAAGGTTAGTAGAGAACTTAACCTCTCCCGATCGGGTAGTAGATTCCTCTATAGTAGGCGTAGTATCATTAAGCATGATTGTTATTTCATCAATCTTCTTATTTATAGCCTTTTCTAACCTCGCTTCTGACGTGAGGTTATGCTTTATAAAGAGCGCCTCTGCTTTATCGAATAACGTCTTCTCCTTAGCTGATAGTTTAAGGTCCTTAAAAGAACTCTTCTTAAACACAACCATAAGTACATTCTCTACCACAACAAGCTCATCGAGATCTCTGAAGGGGTTGTCTTCATCTCTAGAGTGTAGGTAGTATATTATCTGGAGTAACTTTGGCCCACGCGATTTTTTGTACAGTGCATGGAGGTCTTCCATTAATACTATGTTAGGATCGAGTACTACCCGATCCTTTACTATTGTAAAGCTTAACATTTATAGCTTTATTAGGTCCTTTGTATTAAACCTGTGCTTATTAATGCACTTGTTATTGTCGAACCAGATACAGGTAACCCCTAATAAAATACCTCTCTCATTTCTAATTGCTTGCTTATCAACACTTTGAACAAGCATCTCAGGCTTATTCTCCATTGTGTGTTTAACTGCTACTAAATCTCCAGGAACAAAATACGTCCTGTCTGAATTGTATACTTCCATAATTCTTA